GGTTGCACAGGTAGGAGGTTTCTCTCTATACGTATATACCTTTTTTACCGTTAGAAACGTAAGAAGGGGGGCAAACCCCTTGCGGCAACTGGGTTTTGGAGTCTTACGCTTACCGTAAGAGACCGTCAGAACCGTCAGAAACCGCGCCACAGCTACGATTCGCCGCCAGCCACCAAAGCCAAATGCCCGAAATCAAGATCAATGTCACCGCTGACGACCTGGCGCGGCTGAACGCTGAAGCAGCAGCGCATGGGATGCCACGTGCGCACCTGATCCGGCAGCGTGCTTTGAGCGGTGGGGTTGTTGCAGGATTGACCACGGCGGCGTACCATGCGCTGGTGGCGGACGCCTGCGCCTTCATGCGTGGTGACCTGAACCGCCGACACGTTGAAACTCTTGTTGCATATGTCATCGCTCATTCACATTCCAGCCAAGCAGCAACCGGTGATTAATCGGCTGCATGAGACCATGACCCAGGCAGTGGCGTACGCCGCAGCCATTGCCGACAACGCCATTGATGACGGCGTACCGCTACCCATGGAGCTTGTGGATAGCTTCGCCGCTGATTACGAACGCATCATCACCAGCCTCGTCACTGCCGCCACCGTCAAATGAAAGCTGTTACCTGCCAAGCCGATCTCGATCACGCGCTGCGCACCATCGCGCCAGCCGTTGGCCATCGCAGTAGCCATCCGATCCTTGATTGCTGTCTGATCCAAGCCGCTGGTGGCGTCATGACCATCACCGGCTTCAACCTTGATCTCGGCATCACCGTCACCATCCCAGCCGCAGTGGAGACCGATGGCGCTGTAGCGCTGCCGTATCGGCTGCTGGCTGGCCTTGTGAGCCGCTTTGATGGCGATGAGGCTCTGACCCTCGCAGATGGCGCTCTGACGGCTTCTGCGGGCTCCTACGGGCTTGCAGCGGCTGATGCGGCGGATTACCCCGCGCTGCCGGTTGTAGACGCTGCTACGAGCGAGCTGCACCTATCCGCCGGCATTCGCGCTTGCATGGCAGCTGCCAGCACCGACGCCAGCAAGCAGATGCTGCAAGGCATCCACCTCGGCAACGGCCACATGGAGGCCACTGACGGGCATCGCCTCATGCGTTACGCCATTGACCTGCCAGATGGCTTAGACCTTGTGCTGCCCGCCAGTACCATGCGCTTGCTTCAGGACCGCGTGGTCACCATCGCCGTTGCCAAAGGGCAAGCCGTGATTGACGCAGGTGACGGAGTCATGGTGTACTCGCGCATCATGGATGGCACTTACCCAGACGTGGCAAAGCTGGTACCCGCTGAGTTCAAAAGCACCATCACCGCTGACCGTCGCCGCTTGACCCGCGCGCTGGAGCGTGTTGCCATCATTGCCGATGCGCACAACTCCATCGTCAAAATCGAGGCAGTAGGTGGCACCATCGCTATCACTGCTGAATCAGACGCCAACAACGGCAAGGAGCTGCTAAAAGTTGACGGCACCGCCAATGGTGCATGGGCGTTTAACGTCCACTACCTGCTGGATGGCATTAAGGCGTTCAAGCCCGCAGAAGCCATCACGCTGCATGCCAATACGGCAACCACTCCCGTCGTGTTGACACCCAGCGGCGTGGACGGTGTAACTTATCTTGTAATGCCTGTGCAAATTAAGGGCTAATAGGTGGCAAAGAAGAGCACCAACACGGAGATCGACGAACGGGTCAACACCGTTTACGATCTCCTGTTGCGTGCTCACAGCAGGACGCAAATTCTTCGCTATGCCGCGGAGACGTGGCAAGTGTCCGAGCGGCAGGCTGAGCTTTATATGTCCCGTGCCCGCCAACTAATGCAGTTGGATGCAGAGCTAGAGCGGCCGCAGTGGCTAGCTGCTGCTGTCGCTCGCTTGCAAGATTACGAGCGTGAAGCACGCGCCAAGGGTAATCTCAGCATTGCAATCAAGGCCCTAGAAGATCAAGCCAAGCTGTTGCGGTTTGAGATGTCATGAGCTTGCTTGCCGGCATCTGCCAACCCGGCAGCCTGCTTGGGTTTATGGATGTCGCCACGCAAGAGGACACGGGCGATCTATTGCAGCGCATCCGCGCTGACCTGCACCCTGGCCAGCTTGCGTTTGTGGATGACAGTGACACGCAAATCATTGGCATCTCAGCTGGTTATGGCGCCGGTAAGACACGCGCGCTGTGCGCTAAGGCGGTGATGCTGGCCGCGGCCAATCAAGGCTTTATTGGTGCAGTGATGGAGCCCACCGGCCCTCTAATCCGCGACATTTGGCAGAACGACTTCGAGAACTTCCTAGAGGCGTATGAAATCCCCTACACCTTTAGGGCATCACCACTGCCTGAATACATGCTGCACCTGCCAGGCGGTGATACCAAGATCCTGTGCCGCAGCTTCGAGAACTGGTCGCGCATCATCGGCTTGAACCTTGCCTGGGTGCTGGCCGATGAGATCGACACGGTGACGCCATCCATCGCCAACAAGGCTTTTCCCAAGATCCTTGGCCGCTTGCGGTCCGGCAACGTGCGGCAGTTTGGCGCTGCATCCACACCCGAAGGCTTCCGCTGGATGTGGAACACATTCGGCAGTGAGGATGCCAAAGGGCGTGCGGATCGCAAGCTCATCAAGATGCGGTCAGCAGACAACCCGCATCTGCCGCCGGACTTCATTGAGCGGCTAGAGGCCAACTACGACCCAAACCTGCTGCGGGCGTACCTAGACGGCGAGTTTGTCAACCTCACCACTGGCACTATCTACGACCGCTTCAGCCGCGACAAGCATGTGGTGGCTGAGCTGCCAGACCTAGACCGCGAGCCGTTGCGTATTGGCGTTGATTTCAACGTTGGCAACATGTCCGCCGTGATCGGCATCCGCACCGGCAGCAGCCTGCTACTGATTGATGAGATCAGCGGCGCCCATGACACCGACGCATTGGCGCAAGAGATCCAAGCGCGTTACCCGCAGCGGCGTATCTACATCTACCCAGATGCCAGCGGCGGCAACCGCAGCACCAACGCAAGCCAGACCGACATCCAAATCCTGGAGTCCTACGGCATGTCAAACCAGTCACCACGCGCAAATCCTCCCGTCCGTGATCGCGTGGCTGCTGTTCAGGCTTTGCTGGAAAACGGCAAGGGTCAGGTCAGACTCACCATCCACCAGCGCTGCAGGCGGCTGATCGAATGCTTAGAGCTGCAGTGCTACACCGATAAGGGCGACCCCGATAAGGATGCCGGCCATGACCACATGAACGACGCGCTGGGCTACTTGGTCTGGCGTGAGTTCAACCCATTGCACGCAGGTGCTGGGCGATCTACAGGCATCAGGCTATATTGATTCCGCCAATCATTAACTCTACCCATGCTCAAGGGTGCTGAACTACTTGCCAAGGTCAAAGAACTGGGCAATGCTCCCAAGTCCGAACTGGTGCGCGCTTGCGGCTACGTGATCAAGGATCGCGTGGCATTCACGCAGTTCTATGAGGCGCTGCTGGAAGCCAAAGGCGTTGACCTAGGCAGCAAGACAGCAAAGCGCGGCCGCGGTCTGACCTACAAGGCCAAGGTGCAATTCAACGGCAAGCTGCAGATCGGTGATGGCTACCTGCGCGAGATGGGTTACGAGCCCGGCGCTGAGTTTGACATCAAGATTGGCCGCAATAGCATCACGCTGACTGCTGTCTGAGCGCAGCTTCAATGATGAACGAGCCAAGGCTTGAGACGGTGCGACCCTCGGCCTTGGCTTTTTGCTTGAGAAGCGCTGCTACTGCTACTGGCAGCACCACTTGGACTCGGACACCTTGCGCCATGCTCTGATCGTGGTATGATTTGCGGAGGATCGAACCCGATCCGCACACACCGTACCGCAAATGGAGGCGTATTACCAATCAGCATCATGGCAACGCAAGCGCCAGCAACGTCTAGAGCACGATCAGCACACCTGCCAAGGGTGCGGCATTACTGCTGCGCAACTTGACGAGCTGGGCTGGCCATCACTGCAGGTTCACCACAAGAACGCTGGACCGCCGGACTACCGTTACCCATCGTTTGGCAACGAGCAACTCACGGATCTTTTAACCCTGTGCTCTATTTGCCACGACGGCATTACCAATTCAGTCAGGCAACAGCGTTTCAAGTTGGATCCACGCAAGCAAGTGGCATCGGTCAGCGTCGCAGCGCCATCACTTTCTGTTCCATTATCAACAAATCAACGTGTCCAACCTCAATACGATCCAGATCACAATTTTGGGCGAGTCTCCATTGCTGTGCCACAACGGGCAAACAGCCGATCCGCGAAATACCTATGCCAAGGCGATGAAGGCGGTCAGCAGCAAGCGGAAGAAAACTGACGCTGATTACGACGAGATGGCAAGGCTTGAGTGGCTTGCTGGGCTCTACCGCTTTCGTGATGAGCTGGTCATTCCCGACTACGTGCTTGAAGCCGTGTTTATCAACGGCGCTAAGAAGTCAAAGCGCGGGCCACAAGCCAAGTGCGGCATGTTCTTTACTGAGCACGCACCGCTTGAGTTTCCGGGCAAGCCCACTGAGATAAACGACGACACGCTTAGCGAGATGTTTGCTAGCGGTGAGTTCACTCATACGGTTGGCGTCAAGGTTGGCATGGCCAAGGTCATGCGCACGCGCCCGATGTTCCGCAACTGGAGCTTGAAGGCAACTGCGCAGTTTGACCCTGATGTGCTTAACCTCCGCGACATCGAAGAGATCGCCATTGATGCAGGCAAGCTGGTTGGATTAGGCGACTGGCGACCCAAGCATGGTCGATTCAGTACTGGCATCCAAGTGGTGTAAGTCCAGATCTGGCCTAGTACGGCGCGGCAAGGTCTGGAGTGGTCAGCTCTGGCCTGATATGGCGAGTTTCGGTTACCGCTGACGATCTCAGCGCTGAGGGCTTCGGCCCTCTCCGCTGGGTTCTTTGGAATCCAGATTTGGCATGCTAGGCATCGGTCCGGTAGAGCTAATTGCGGAAGGGCAAGGCGGTGTTAGGTGCGGCAACCGCTGCAGACGGCAGCACTGGGAGCTTCGGCTCCCTCTGCTGCTCTCTTTGAGAGTAGATCTGGCGAGTCATGGCACGGCGAGTTCGGCAAAGGAGTAACACGGTGCGGCACGGCACGGTGCGGCAAGGACTGCAGACAGCAGTACGGAGGGTTCACCCTCCCTACTGTTCTCTCGGGAACAGGTTTGGCCTGGTGGTACAAGGTGAGTTCTGTTAATGCGTGGCTGGGCACGGCTAGCCGAGGCTCTCAAGGGTTTGGGTAACACCAAACCCTTTAAACTTTGCCTATTGATGGCGTGTCATGTATTCAGGCTTTGGTTTCTACGATCGACCTATTGCGCAACGCAAGGTAACGCGCGTCCAAGATCCAAGTACGCCTTGGTACGCGATGGAGCCGCATTGGGTTCTCATTGAGGATCTATTGCAAGGCACTTATCAAATGCGCAAGCGCCATAGGCGCTATCTGCCGCAAGAGCCAAGGGAGTTAGATGAAAGCTATGACAATCGACTGGCGCGATCAGTTTGCCCGCCGTTCTATCAGCGTCTAGAGCGCATGTTGGCAGGGATGCTCACCCGTAAGCCGGTAAGGCTTGACGATACGGCGGATGTGATTCGTGAGCAGCTTTTTGACGTAAACCTTTTGGGAGATGATTTAAATGTCTGGACATTTGAAACCACGCGCAAAATGGTCCGCTATGGCCACGTTGGTGTACTGGTGGATGCACCTGCTGATGGGGGTAGACCCTACTGGGTGACATATACACCACGGCAGATCCTTGGCTGGCGCGCTGAGCAGCAGGAAGGCCGGCAAGTGCTAACGCAGCTGCGACTTGCCGAGACGGTCACAGTACCTGATGGCGAGTTCGGCGAGAAGGCAGTAGAACAGATCCGGGTACTGACGCCAGGTGAGTTTCAACTACACCAAAAGCAAGACAACGGCGACTTTAAGGTTGTCGACGAGGGCCGCACAAGCCTCAGTGAGATTCCTTTCTCAGTTGCCTATGCGCAGCGGCATGGCTTCATGGAGTCACGTCCGCCGTTGGAAGATATCGCTGAACTGAACCTCAAGGCATATCAGATCCAGAGCGACCTCGATAACCAGCTCCACATCAGCGCTGTGCCCATGCTGGCGTTTTATGGCTTTCCATCTGCAGCAGAGGAAGTCAGCGCTGGACCCGGCGAGGCGATCGCATTCCCTGCTGATGGCCGCGCTGAATACATCGAACCTGCCGGTCGCAGCTTTGATTATCAGTTCCGCAGGCTTGAGCAGCTTGCACTGCAGATCAACGAGTTAGGGCTATCGGCAGTACTGGGCCAGAAGCTATCTGCTGAAACTGCTGAGGCAAAGCGCATTGATCGCAGTCAAGGCGACAGCACCATGATGGTGATTGCGCAGAACGTGCAGGACATGATCGACAACTGCCTGCAGTTTCATGCGCAGTACATCGGCAACAACACATCCCCTGGCAGCAGCTACGTCAACCGTGACTTCCTCGGCACGCGCCTTGAACCGCAGGAAATCCAAGCGCTGCTGCAGCTTTACACCGCAGGCACCATCACGCAAGAAACGTTGCTGCGCGAGCTTGCCGAAGGCGATGTACTAGGTGACGACTTTAACGTGGATGAGGAGCTTGAAGCTACGGCCAATGCGGGGCTTGATCTACAACCTGCTGGATTGGGTGACCGACCGCTTAGTGGACCTGATGATCTGGATGGAACCGAGGAAACCGAGGAGGCAAGAGCTTGATTATCACGTCAGCGCCCTGCCGGAACAGGTCTTAGCCATCGTGCGTATCAGCTGGTACAAGGAAGGCAAACCAGATGAAATTGACGAAACCATCTTGTACGAAGACGGCCAAAACGGTTATGACGCATTCGCTGCATTGGTCACCACTGCGTTGAACCGCGGCGCTAATGTCAGCATTCGCAGCGGCTATGCACCGGAAGATCTTGGCATTGAACGATGAGCACACCAGAAGCTCTCTATCGCAATGCAATAGATCTGAACCGCTACAGCAATAGCGTTGCACGGCGTCTGATCAATGCTTACAACGACATCATCATTGATGCGGTCAATCAGCTGCGCACTATTGATGAGCTGTCAGCGCCAGTCAAGGCAGCACGGCTGCGGGCGATCCTCGCTCAACTAAAGGACAGCCTGGCAACATGGGCAGGTGATGCAACCGAGCTGACAGCATTAGAGCTACAAGGCATTGCAGAGCTGCAGTCTGAGTTTGTGACCGATCAACTGCGGCGTGCATTGCCGGCAGGTGCACGTGACACGGTGCGCACCGTTGAGATCAGCCCGCAGTTTGCGCAGTCAGTGGTCACCACTGATCCAACGCAGATCAACGTCGTGGCGTTGTCGGACGACCTGTTTGCTGCAGTGCAAGGTGCACCGGCGACGTTCAGCCTCACCGCAACACAAGGCGCCACGATCACGTTGCCCAATGGCGAAGTGGTCACCAAAGCATTTCGCGGCATTGCCGTGGATCAGGCTGAGCGGTTTTCGCAAGTCGTGCGGCAAGGCTTGCTGACCGGTGAGCCGACGCCAGCCATTGCCAAGCGGCTGATCGGAAACCTTGAATTTGGCGAAGAAGCCAAGACCGTGAAGCAGCTAGTTGCAGCAGGCGGCCAAGCAACAGCGGTTGCCGACAATCAGATCGTTAGTCTTGTGCGCACCAGTATCAACCAAGTGGCCAATGCAGCTAGTCAGCAGGTATATGAAGCCAATCAAGACATCACTAAGAAGTATCGCTATGTGGCAACACTGGATACCCGCACCAGCAGCATTTGCCGTGCATTGGATGGCCGCGAGTTTGAATATGGCAAGGGTCCGACTCCGCCGCAGCACTTCAACTGCCGCAGCACGACAGTGCCGGTGATCGACTATGACGAGCTAGGCTTCATTCCGCCGCCGCCGGCAAAGCGTGCATCAGCAGGTGGCCAGGTGCCGGCGGATCAAACCTACGGGCAGTGGCTAGCAAAGCAAGATCTTGAGACCAAGGCTAAGGCATTGGGCGCCAACAAAGTGCCGTATTTCAACCGACTTGCCGAAAAATACGGCCCAACTGACGCCATCGCCAAGTTAGTTCGTGATGACGGCTCAGAGCTAACCTTAGATCAGCTTCGCGCACGATATGGACCTGCCTAGCCTCCGTCATTTTGAGAATCGCGGCATCTTTTTTGTTAGCTCTGATCCAGTTGAAGCACTGCATGGCGAGGCATGGGTGCCAGCTATCTACACCGACAAGGGCTGGGCAACAGCAGACGGATCTACACTGTTAACAGGTATTGAGGAATGGCGCGATGCCATTAAAGAGGGGCAAGTCGCAGGCTGCAGTATCAGCCAACATCAAAACCGAGACGAAAAAAGGCAAGCCGCAAAAACAAGCAGTGGCAATCGCGCTCGCAAAAGCCGGCAAGTCACGCAAGGGTAAGAAGTGATGGCTAAGAAGCCTGGCCTATACGCCAACATTGCCGCTAAACGCAAGCGCATTGAAGCTGGCAGCAAGGAGCGCATGGCACGCAAAGGTGAAGAGGGCAGGCCCACTGCTGCTGCTTTCAAAGCGGCGGCCAAGACTGCCAAAAAACGCAAGCGTAAGTGATAACCTTAGGGCGTAATTAAGCCTGCGGCTTATCCATGTCTGATGAACAACAAGCCCAAGAGTCTGCGACTACTGGGGTTGAAGCTGAAGCGTTGCAGCGCAGCGTAGAAGCACTAGAGCGCAAGAATCAAGAGCTGATTGCTGAGCTGCGTGCAGCAAAGAAATCCAAGGCGCCTGATGGGGTAAATGTTGATGAGCTGCTGGAGTTCAAGCGCAACTACGAGCAACAGCAACTCGAATCACAAGGCAAATACCAAGAGGCACGACAAGCTCTGGAGCAGCAGTTCCGTGAGGCGACGGCTGAAAAGGACCAGCGCATCGCAACACTTGAAGCCCGCGTCCGCGAACTAGAGCTTGTTACGCCT